TTTTTGTAAATTTAGGTACGAATGATTCTCTTCTTAATTTTTCCTTATCTATTTTCAGCAGATTAGCAGTAGTATCTCTTATACCTATCAGAGTTTTTGCAATAGAATTAGTAACTGCACCAAGACCATTGATTGCTTGAGTATTTGATCTTATAACTTTAGTTAATGCTATAGTTGATTTTGTCGCACCAGTTTTTGATCGAGCGTCCGATTCCTTGTCTGCATCGACAAACTTGTAAAAATTAATTTTTGAACCTTTCTTTACTGTTGCCATTTATCTTCTCGCACCGTTTGTGGAGGATGGAGCGACTATGTAAGTATCACCGCTATTTATTGGCACAGGAGTAGGTGCAGCAACAATCTTCTCCACAACTAAAGGAACAGGTATAAACTCAATAGCAGTCTGCAGTGCATACTCTGCATTAAATTGATTATTCTGCATTAATTGTTTTCCTTTATCAAGAACACCTAAAATTCTAGGATCAACACCTATTTCAGCAGCGAGTTCTGGTAGTCCCTCAATATAATTACCTGATTGAGCACCACTTAAAATAGCTTGATATACACCTCTCATACCTACTTTATCGGCAACATTACCAAGAGCACCTGTAGCACTAAATCCTTCGCCTGGTCTACCTAATATAGATTCCATACCAGGAATTGATAATATATTTGGAACTTTACTTGCCAAACCTCCGATACCAGGAACTGCTCCTAATATACCTTGTAATTTATTTTCCTCCAGAAATTTACCAAAACTCTCTATACCACCACTAAGACCTGGCATCATACCGACTACTTCACCAATAGCACCACCAATGTTACCATTGTATATTTTCATTCCAATCTTACCCATAGTGCTATTCCTTACAGTATCAAACATATTAGAAAGATTTTGACTAATATTATCAAATGCATTAATAGCACCATAATACATGTTAGTGATACCTTCACCAAACTTACTGAAACGTAGATTCTGCACCCATGAAGGTTGATTGATAGCATTTACAGTATTAATATTTGCAAGATTACCAATACTACCAAGTGCACTCATCGCTGCACCTGCAAGATTACCAGAACTAAGTGCATTTACTGCATTAATAGCAGGTACGATAATATTTGCACCAGGAATAAATGATGCGACTGTAGATACGATTGGGTTTGAAGCAACTGAGGATACAGTATTCCATGCAGTCTCAGCAACGTCACTAACAACGTTTACTACACTTTTAACTACACTTACAACAGGTCTAGTAATAGCTCTTATTAAACCACCAAGGAACATTTGAGGTAACTCACCGCCTTTCTCAAGACCAAGAAATCCTAATCCAAATAAACCTTTTTTCTTCTTCGCAGGTTCTACAGTCTTTCTTTTGAATAGGTTAGTAAAGAAATTACCCTTCTTGGGTTCTTCTTTTTTAGTTATGTTAAATGATCCAGCTGGAACTGTATTTTTATTCTCAACAGTTGGAGTTTTCTTCTTAAATAGGTTACCGATCAAGGAAAATGCATCTTTTCCTTCTGGTGCAAATGTTTGACCAGTTATAAATTTTAAATTTCCTGTAATAGATTCTGTAGCGAGTTTTACCTCGTTTGACTCTAGGAAACCCTTTTTATCAATTGTTTCAGATCCACCTACTATACCTTTTGATTTAAGTTCGTTGGCATAATCTAGAGCTCGTTGATTTTTTTCAATTACTAATTTATCAGGACCAACAAAATTATCAGCATAACCTAAACTTAAAGCATTTTTCCACCAAGGAAGCGGTTTTTTAGCATTTTCTTCATCAATTTTACTCTGAAAAAGATCAATAGCCTTGTCTATACCCTGTTTATTGATTATTTCATCTACCTGATCTCGCATTTTACGATCAAAGTAGTTATTAAGAGGTTTAGTGATGATTTCATCAGCTACCTTATTAACAGTATAATCAAGAACAAGACCTATACCAAGACCTTTTACACCCGTTACAACATTACCTGGTGTGATCTTGATATTTCTAAGACTTTTAATTAATCCCGAAGTTTTTGTAGCGTTTGTGACACCAGAAGTTACATTTACCTTACCTTTAGATGCATTGATATTTGCTTTAACATTTTTGTCAAATATATTCTTTAGAAAATTACCTTGTGTAGTAGCACCAGATTGAGTTACAGGAGGTTTCTTCTTGAATAGATTAGTAAAGAAATTACCCTTTGGAGTGACAGTGCCACCCTGAGTTATAGGAGTTCTTTTCTTAAAAATATTTTTAAAACGTTGAGTTACATTGTTAAATGTGTTAGTTCCACCTACTCCACTAGTAACTGATTTATTTCCAAAAAGTTTACTTTTACCTTTTCTAAAAAATTCCCTTATCCCACTAAGAGGACCTCTATTCAGTTGTCCAGCTCGAACTTTATTAGTTGAAATTGTTCGTCTATTGTTTACCCTATTATTTCTAATGTTTTTGGTTTTGTTCTTCAAAGAACCTGTGCCAGGCAAACATTGTCCTCTTTTGCCAAGGAATTGCGTTGCACTAATAATATTTGCTAAGAATATAATATCAGTAATGATACTAAAAGGATTCATCAGATATTTTAATCCGATGATACCAGTCATTATTTTGCCAAGACCACTTAATCTACCTAAAAGTGTCTCATCATCACCAAATAATTTATTCGTACCCTCTATAATATTATCTACTATCAGAAATTTTGCAAAGTCTGCAATTTTTTGAAATACAAATGACGTTTTTTCTAAAAATAAAGAGAGTTTTTCTATATTTTTATCATCTTTAGTCCATTCCAAAAAATCCTTCATTAACTGAAGTTGGAATATTTTTGTTGCTATGACTACGAAAGGACTTAAAAGAGGACCGACCCACCCAAATAGTTTTTCAAAAAAACTACTAGTTTTTAGGGTAGGTTTAAATTTTTTGGCATCTTTTCCTTTCTTTTTAAAGTAACCAGAAAGTCCTTTTTCAGTTACCTCCTCTGACTCTTGATCTTTTCCTCTTCTCTTCTTTCTTCTTTCTGCTTGTTCAGTCTTATCAATTAATCCTAAACGTAAATTAGTAAGTTTATCTACATCAATAACTGTATTTCCAACGCCCTCTACTGTCTTACCAAGTCTATTTTGAGCAAGGATAGTTTGTCTTGCAGCAACTACCGCAGGAGTTTTAACAGATGTCACTCCTGGATTAATAAACTTGTAGACTTGTATCTTAGCCACTTTGTGCTTTTTGCTCCTTCATACGTTTTTCTTCTTCTTTTAAGAAGTTAATCAAAAGATTAAAATAGACCTCTTTTTCCCATGGCATGAGATTATCAATATATTCAAGATTCCACTTATGGTGATGAATTAAAGCGAAATTGCTTTCATAATATGTCTTCAAATCCATGTGCAGTAGGGCTATGCGAAAAAACTTGCTAACCCTTCTAGAACAATATCACTCTCAACATTTGTGTTGGGATTTTTAACTTTGACTGTATGAGTCAGTTTTGGCATGGTTTCAAAAAAGTCTTGAATCATTTGAAACTGTTTAGTGTCCATACCTTCAAAGAAGTCTTGAATTTCTTTTTTAGGTACGTCGTGACAGTCATAAACTTGTTCTGGATCAGAAATTGTTCTGATACAACTTCCTGCCATTTCAAAAATTTGATCAACACCAATATCTCCCTGATCATCAACAAAGTTAGTATTAACAAAGGAATCCAAACTTGGATATCCCATAGTAATGGTAACTTCATCTGTGATCTTGAGATCAGTCTTGTGTCCTCTAGTCTTCTTGACTTTGATTTCATCAAGAGGAATATCTACCTCAACGGTAGTTACATTATCATCAGGGCAGGTCAAAGAGACCTTTACATTTTCACCTACAGACTTTGTTCTAATCTGTAAAAACAAAAACTCAATATCAAAAGTTGCTAGTTTATCGATATCCTTAATATCGGTGCAAGCAGTGATGATTTCTTTAATAGCAGTGATTAGTTGATCTTGCTCTCCAGACTGAGTTGCTAAGAGTAGAAGTTTTTCTTCTTTAACAAGGAATGGTCTATAATTCACCACTCTACCGTCTGACGGTAGTTTCATTTTGTACTTTGGTACATTTAACTTAGGTAATGCCATAGAATTCAATTCAGTGTAGTTATTTAGTCAAAAACCCTAGGGGTCAAATTTTTGGCGGGATTTTTTTTGCGGTTTTCTGGGAACTAAAAGTCGATTTTGGTTTTAGAAGACAGCACTAGATGCTCGTTGGAACTGAGGAATATTATCAGTGAACGGAGTGCTACTAGGAAACTGATAGGTGCCAGGATCAGAGAAGGCATCTTCAGTTAGCATACGATAGCGTTCATAAAAGAATCCGATTGTTAATGTCATCGCTCTAGCTGTGTCATTATTTAATTGAATCGTTCCAATATTGAATGGGAATGCATTTCTCATCTCCCATACTGCAGTTACTCTATATTTTTTTGCAAGATGTTGTGGAAGTTTTGAATTTGCAAGATAACCTGATAATGATGTATCGTTTTTTGCTAGATCTCCTCCCATATCTCTCTCCCACTTGAATATAGTTAGTGATGGGCAAACATAATCATCAAAAAACTCTACATATTGATTTGAATCAGGAGAAATTTTTGTAGTCCACTCCTCAAAAAATGATCTAAGGTATTGTGAACGTGGCATGATAAAAGATATATTCATCTGACTATATGCTGTTCCAGTTATATATTTGATCGATGTTCCTGGTGGTATGTATGAACCAGAAGTCATTTGTTTACTTGGAAGGTTCACTGAGTTAGCATAGTAATTTAATAACGTACGAAGATCACCCAGTGCAGGGTTCAATCGATTACTACTAGTTCCTCCTATTGAATTATTAGGATTCGATTGCATTAACCTAGGTGCAGCAAAATGAACCGAGAACAAGTTAGTGTAACTCGGAGTATTATTTTGTTGCTTTGAAAATGCAAGAAACTCCTGATAGGAAGGATACTGTGCTTGTTCTTTGTTAAAAGCCATTATACTTTAAGTTCTTTTTCGGTAATCAACATGAATTCCCAGTTTTGATCTTTACAGAACTCAGATGCTGCTTTCCATTTTGCTTGATTGACACTCCAAGTCACGACTTCATTAATGTAACGTTTTGTCATTCGTTTCTGAGTTTTAGGTTCCTTTGTTTGTTTCAATGGTTTAACTTCAACCAAATACCTTCTACCTTCTATCTTTACATAGAAATCTGGAAAGTATCTGTGTCTTTTACCATCAACAGGGGAGATATAGGGAATAATAATCTCTTCACTACCCCATTCTTGAACCGTAGAAGTTATATCGCACCATTTCATGAACTTATACTCCCAAGACGATCTATAAATAACGTTATTGGGGTCACCTTTATACTTTCTTGGAAAGTTTGGTCGATATTTTCCTTGATACCTCATAAATACATAGAGACCATGTTAGTATTTAGTAAGAAACTTGTCACAATTTATCGATAATAATGACTATGGGGCTTCTACCCTCCGTTATCCGCTACAACCTCCTGTAATGGATCAGGATTTTAATGGAGATTCTGCTGACAGTCTTACAGGTAGAATTG